GATGTATTGCCGTTGCCGAATGGTGACGGTGACATTTGGTTACGGTTATTTGAGGAGAAGCCTCGGGACGGTGTGTCTGGTGGTGGTACTGATCCGTGGAAGAAGTCGGATGTATCATCTTCTCAGCAAGTTGGTTCGGGTGTTGGGGGGTTAGATGACCAAATCCCGTTCTGATGGTGGCAAGAAGGGTTTGGGGGGTCGTAGGGTTCCCCGCCCTGATTTTGCTATGGGCCGTGTGACGAAGCGGTTGCGTGGTTCTAAGATAATTTACGATGCTCGTGATGACATCGCTATGGATTTGATGGGGATGTATGCGTCGAAGGTTACTGATGTTGTTGACATTGTGGCGGGTGATGAGGGTGGTCAGACGGTTCGTTTGCGTGATGTGGATGATATTCCTGACAATGCGTTGCGTGCGATTAAGAAGATAAAGGTTACGCCGGGACGTTTTGGTGATGTTGTTGAGGTTGAGATGATTGACCGTGTGAGGTTGGGTCAGATGTTGGCGAAGGCGGCGGGATTGTTGGACGTTGAGAAGGAAGTGGATAAGCCGAGTGTTGTGAGCATTGAGATGGTGATGCCGGAAGAGGATAAGAAGGATGAATAAGCCTGTAGCTGGATTAAAGCTGAACTTTTCGTCTTCGCCCACTGTGGCGCGGTTTTTCAAGTCTGATGCGTTTGTGAGGGGGCTGATGGGGCCGGTGGGTTCGGGTAAGTCTTATGCGTGTTGTGCTGAGATATTCCGGCGTGCGGTGGAGCAAAAGCCTAGTCCGAGGGATGGGATTAAGTATTCGCGGTGGGCGATTGTGCGCAACACGCATCCGATGCTGAGAACGACGACTTTGAAGACTTGGCTGGAGTTGCTGCCGGAGCATACTTGGGGGCCGGTGAAGTACAGCCCCCCTATTACGCATCACATCAAGCTGCCGCCCCGGGATGGCGCGGCTGGCATTGATTTAGAAGTTATTTTCATGGCCTTGGATGACCCCAAAGATGTCAGGAAGTTGTTATCTTTGGAGTTGACCGGGGCGTGGGTGAATGAGGCGCGAGAGTTGCCCAAGGCGGTGATTGATGGGTTGACACACAGGGTTGGCCGTTATCCGACGAAGGCAGATGGTGGGCCGACATGGCGGGGCGTTATTCTAGATACGAACCCGATGGATGATGACCATTATTGGTATAGGTTGGCTGAGAAGGAAAAACCGGGTGGTCGTTTTCGTTGGGACTTTTTCCGGCAACCGGGCGGTGTTCTTGAGGTTCCTTTAGAGGAATTGCCGGACGAAATGCCCGAGGCAAAGGGGTATATACATCAGGGCGGTCGCTGGTGGATGACGAATCCCAAGGCTGAGAATTTAGGTAATTTGCCGGTCGGCTATTACGAGCAATTGCTGGGCGGCAAGAACTTGGATTGGATTAAGTGCTATGCGCAAGGGCAGTACACGTTTGTGCAAGAGGGCAAGCCTTTGTGGCCTGAGTACAACGATAATTTGATGTGCGCTGATTTGTTGCCTGATCCGGGTTTGCCGGTGCATATCGGGCTGGACTTTGGTTTGACCCCGGCGGCGGTTTTTGCGCAGAAGCTAAAGGATGGCCGTTGGCATGTGCTGCATGAGTTGGTGACGTTCGACATGGGTCTGGAGCGTTTTTGTTCTATGCTAAAATCTGAACTGGAAAGCCGGTTTCCGCGCTATGAAACGCTGATTTGGGGTGACCCGGCGGGTATGCAGCGTGACCAGATATTTGAAACCACGGCGTTTGACCACATGAAGACGCATGGTTTGTTGGCGCGTCCTACGGCGACCAATGCGTTTCGGACGCGGCGTGAGGCGCTAGCAATACCAATGGGGCGGCTGATCGATGGCAAGCCCGGGTTTCTGGTGGACAGAAAGTGCATCCGGGTCAGGAAGTCTTTGGGCGGCGGGTATCACTTCAAGCGCGTAGCTGTGGGCGCTGGGCATGAGAAGTTTCGAGATACTCCGAATAAGAACGAACACAGCCACGTTGGGGATGCGGCGGGATACTGTTTGCTCGGTTCTGAGCATAAAATTATGACGAAAAGCCCGGTGGCTCGGGGACGGCCAACGCAAGCCAAAGTATTGGACTTTGATGTTTTCTCTTAGCGAGCTGAATGAAGCTATGGGGATGGACAGGTTTCGCAATGGCGTTGTGGATTGGTCGCCAGCGCACATCCACGGCTTTGAGATGAACCAGTTTGATCTGGATATATTCCGGCATAATCCTGACCAGATGGATAACTTGCATATCTATGCCAAGAACGGCTTGGCTTATTCCGGCCTATGTGATGGTCAGGTCATCTGCATGTTTGGAATGTTCCCCTATTGGCCCGGTGTTTGGGAAGCTTGGATGATACCTTCTAAGCATTTAACCCGCAAAAGCTGGGTATTTCACCGAGGGGCTTTGCGGTTTTTTGAGTTTGCGGCAGAGCGTGCATCTGTGCGCCGTTTACAGTTTTGTGTACATTCTGCAAACGTAAGGGCTGACAAGTGGGCAAAAGCGTGTTACTTTACCCGCGAGGGTTTGCTTCGCCGGTATGGGCCGGATGGGGCAGACTACACCATGTATTCGAGGATTTTCGAGTGACCGGGGCTTTAAAAAAATGGAATGTCATGTCGGACGCGAAGCCGGATACGTCCACATCTGACCTGATTGCGAAGCAAGAAGCGCAAGCCGAGGCTGAGAAAAAACGCGCGGTTTCGGCGGCGATGGCAAAACGGCGGTCCAAAGGTCAGGGCGGTTTTGCCAGCTTGATGACCCCGGACATAGACCCAGAACAAGCGCGAGGCCGAATGGTCACCCAGACTAAGCTTGGCGCTGGGCGTAACCCGCGTAGCGCCTCATGAAAACGTATCGCAGAAACCCCAAGCATAGGGATGTTGGAAAAGATGTACGGAGCCAAAAAGCCGCTAAAAAGAAAAATGGATAGTAAGTCAGTCGCGTTGAAAAAAGCGATGCGCAAAACATATGGGAAAAAGTAATGGCGGGTTTACCGGCAGAAACGCTTTTTAAGCGCTACCAAAAGTTGAACGCCCACAAAGAACAGTGGCGCTCGATTTACGAAGAGGCGTATGAGTACGCCCTGCCCATGAGGAATTTATATGACGGCTATTACGAAAGTGATACGCCCGGCCAAAATAAGATGAAGCGCGTGTTTGACTCGACCGCGATTCATAGCACTGCCCGGTTTGCGAACCGCATACAATCCAGCTTGTTCCCCCCCCAACGCGAGTGGTGTCGTTTGCAACCGGGCAACGAAATCCCTGATGGAAATAAGATTGAAGCGCAAACCGCCTTGGATTTCTATACCGAGAAAATGTTCGGCGTAATGAAGCAGTCTGGGTTTGACTTAGCCATTGGCGAGTTTCTTTTAGACTTGGCGGTTGGCACGGCTTGTATGCTCATCCAAAAGGGCGATGATGTCACGCCAATCCGCTACACCTGTATTCCCTCGCACCAGATATGTTTTGATGAAGGGCCGTCTGGCTCGGTCGATACCGTATATCGCAAGTTTCGCCGCCCCTTTAGGCTCATTGGGCTAGAGTGGCCGGATGCGGAAATCCCCGAGGATGTAGCGCGTAAATACGACGAAGACCCCTCGGAGCGGGTTGAGCTTTTGGAGGCCACCTATGTTGAGGATGGCCGGATTAACTATTGCTTGATGCTGGTCGAGGCCAAGACTAAGATTGTGCATCGCGACCTAAACAGCTTTCCCTTTGTGGTCAGCCGGTACATGAAGGCATCAAATGAGCGTTATGGTCGGGGGCCGGTGCTGTATGCCCTGCCTGACATTAAAACGCTCAATAAAGTGGTTGAGTTGACGCTCAAGAACGCCTCGATTTCTATCGGCGGTGTATTCACTGCGGTCGATGATGGGGTGCTGAACCCTCAGACGATATCGATAGTCCCGGGCGCGGTCATTGGTGTGAACTCGAATGGTGGTCCTCGCGGTCCGAGTTTGCAGCCTCTCCCTCGGAGCGGAGACGCCAACCTATCGCAGATTGTTGCCAATGATTTGCGCGTAAACATCAAGAAAACGCTGCTAGATGAAAGCTTGCCGCCGGACAATATGAGCGCTCGGTCAGCCACTGAGGTGGTTGAAAGAATGAAGGAATTGTCACAAAATCTCGGCGCTGCCTTTGGCCGTTTAATCTCGGAGACAATGTTCCCGATTGTACGCCGGACGCTGGAGCTTATGGACGAAGAGGGAATGATTGATTTGCCGCTGAAGGTGAACGGCCTGCAAGTTACGGTAACGCCTCAATCGCCGCTGGCAATGGCTGCGAACATGGACAAGCTCAACGAAGTTATGCAGTTCATGCAGATATCTCAGGCGCTTGGGCCGCAAGGTCAGATGCTTCTGAACATGGAGCGTGTCGGGGATTATATCGCGGATCAGCTAGGCATCCCCGGTTCACTGCGCACCACGCCGCAAGAGCGTGAGCAAATGCAAGCCGAGATGATGCAAATGGCGCAACAAGCAATGGCTGCGCAGGGCGAACCTATGGAAGGCGAAGGCCCACCCCCACAACAAATGATGGCGGCTGAATGACCGAAAATGTTTTTAACATCAATTCACCCGGTTGGGATGGGTTGGACGCGGCACGCCCCCCGGTTATCGGGCGCGATGTCCAGAATGAAATCGATATTTTGTATCGGCGCTGCTTTAGCACAGAAGCCGGACAGAAGGTCTTGGCGCACCTGAAGGAGCGCTATGAAGAGCCAGACACTTGGGTTCCGGGTGAACCTGAGAGTTTTGGCTATGCGCGGTCTGCGCAACGAAGATTAGTAAAAGAAATCGAGCAAAGGATAAATCGAACCAATGAGCCTTAATGAGCAAGAAGTTGAAGGGACAACCGATGCGGCCCCCGCGACACTGATGCAAACAGAAGTCAACTCTGAACCCGAGGAAACCAATGACGAAGTCCCCCACCTCGCCCAAGAAGCGGAAGACCCGGAAATCGGTGAGCTTGAACGACCAGACTACTTCCCAGAAAAGTTCTGGGGCGAAGATGGCCCGGACCTCGAAAAGTTTACTGAAAGTTACAAAAACCTCGAAAAGCAGTTCAGTCAGGGCAAGCACAAAGCCCCCGAAACATATGACACGGCTGTCTTTTCCGACAAGAATATTCCTTTGGAAGACCCGCTTGTCGGTGAGTATACGAAGTGGGCAAAAGAATTTGGTGTCAATCAGGCAGCGTTTGACAAGCTTGCCGATACGGTTCTTGAGCAAACTTTTCAAAACGCTGAAGCTGCGCAAATAGACGTAGACAACGAGCGCCGAGCGCTTGGCCCCAATGCGGATGCCATTATTAAGTCCAACATTGATTGGGCTGATGGTCAGCTTCGCAAGGGATTGGTTACAGAAGCGGAGCGCGAGTTGATGAATAGCTGGGGCGGTGATGCCGTGGGCCAGAAGCTTCTCCAAAAAGTGAGAACGTGGGGCGGCGACTTGTCAAAAATCCCGGTATCCGAGGTTGGTGATGACGTTTTGAGCGTTTCGGACATGCAAGATTGGATGTCCAGCGCTATGGCTGACCCGCGCTACCAGTCGGATGGCAGCTATCGGCGTGATGTTGAAAAGAAGATTATGAAATACCCTTGGCCTAAGTAGTTACTCCCAGGGACTGCCTCACTGTCCCCCACTTCCCCACCAGTGTTTCTCTCCATGTCACTGGTGGGGCTTTTTTGTACTAATACCAGATGTTGTATCTAGAGTATTTACAAGCTCCAGCTTGTACTGTATCGTTCGATTTGACTGACAACCCTTTTGGGCCGGTCTGGCGCGAAGAAATTCGCCGTGCGCGGCTGATCCGCGAAGCCAGAGGCCGGGGCAAATGCTCCCGATAACCAACGTGGCGTGAAGCTAATTTTGGTTTAATCAGGAGAAAATCCATGTCTACAGGATTATCAACTGCGTTCATCCAGTTATTCGATGCCGAGGTAAAGCAAGCCTATCAAGGCACTTCGCAATTGGCTGGAACTGTTCGCACCCGGACGGGCGTAGAAGGCTCGACGGTAAACTTCCCTAGCGTTGGCAAGGGCGCGGCTGTTGTTCGCACGCCCCAGACTGACGTAGTCCCACTTAACACCGCATTCTCGACCGTAAGCTGTACGCTTTCAGATTACATTGCGGCTGAATACTCTGACATCTTCAATGCGCAAAAAGTTAACTTTGACGAGCGCCAAGAGCTTGCACAAGTGGTCGGCTCTGCGATTGGGCGGCGTCAGGACCAGATTATTCTGGACGCAATTGCCGCCGCATCTGCCGGTAGCACTGTGGCAAACACTGTGGTCACATCTGGCTCTGCGGCAGCATCCGATCTGAATGTTGGTAAAATCATTGCAGCGGCTGAAGCGATGAACACGAAAAATGTTCCAAGCGCTGACCGACATATGGTTATCCACGCATCAGGTCTGGCAAGTTTGCTGGCAGATGAACGCGCAGTAAGCGCCGACTTCAACCAACTGCAAGCGCTTCAGCGCGGCGACATCAACAGTTTCATGGGTTTCACCATCCATGTACTTGGCGACCGTGACGAAGGTGGTTTGGCAAAAGACGGTTCAAACGACCGTACAAACTTTGC